GAATTGAAGTGCGCCGAAGTCGCCTCCTGCTGAGTTTTGTAATGTGAAACTTCCTGTCGCACAAAAGATGCCAGCGCCGATAAGAATGTCTCGGCACTCCAGCCTTACGCCACTGCCAGACCTCGTAAAAGTTGCACTCTGACCGCCAAGGTTGACGCGCATCCCTCTGGTGTTGGAGCCAGTTCCAGCGCCCTCCGTGCCGATTTCCAGCACGTTGGAACTCCAGCGAAGGAAGCCGCGCTCATAGTTGCTGGCGTCCGTGTAGGTGTTGTAGATTCGGAAGGTTTGAGCGTTGGTTCCGTTGCGTTGGGCGAGGACGTTGGCGGCATCGTCTCGTATCAAAATAAGGTCGCCATTTCCCGTTCCTGTTCCAGTTCCGAACTGAAGGCTTGTTCCAACACCAACAACTCCACCGAAATTTAATCCAACGCCGCCGCCTGTGCGAGTGCGAGCCGTCCATGTTAGTCCCGATCCGCCGCCAGTGATAAGAGTTGCAGCTGTGGTTGATTCGCCGCGCCTAATTGAAAATACCTGCGCTGCATCAAGATTGATATTGAAGTAAGAGCTTGCACTGGCGCTTGCCGTATTAGTCAGCGCGAGGTTTAGCCCAGTGAAAGTCGTGCCGCTGGCGTTCCAAGTCTGCGCCAAATCAAGCACAGGCGCGGACGCCGTGAGCGTGCCGTTGTTTGCGGCGAGCGTGGTGAAGGTGCCTGCTGCGGGCGTGGTGTTGCCGATCGGCGTATTCTGGATCGAGGCAAACGTGACATTGTTCGCGGTGCCGAGTCCAAGCGCGGCGGCGTCGACGGGTTCTGGGTAGAAAGTGGAAAGGAGGCTCATGGCGTGTTGAGAGTGGCGCGGGCGGATTGGACGGCTTGCTCGAAGGTCAGCGGGGGCTGCGGCCAGTCGTTGCGCGGCGACGGATCATTGGCAAATGTGCCGAGGATTGCGTTCAAGTAGCCTTCCAGAGCGTCGAGTTCCGGGCTCTGCTTGCCCGCGGCTTGGAGGTTAAAACGCAAGTAGAGCAACGTGGGCTGGCGTTCGCCGCCGAGGCCGACGGATTTGAGATGTTCTTCTGCGGTGATCGGCTCGGCTTCCGGTGCGGGTGCGGGCGGGAGTGCGGCGAGGTCGATGTCGGCCAAGCGGACGGCGGACGTTCCGGCGGGCGGTTGCCATTTGGCGGTGTCGCCGTCCCAAAGGACTACGTTGGCGAGGTGCCCGTTGGCTTGATCGAGGATGGCGTATTGCTCGGTCATGGTTAAAAGTAGGTGGTGATGATGACGATGCCGTCTGCGCCGTTGCCGCCGGCACCGGAATTTGCGGATGCAGTGCCGCCGCTACCGCCGCCGCCGCCGCCGCCGTAAAGTGCTCCGTTGCCTCCATTGGTTCCCGCGCCAGTGGTGGCATCTGGCGATCCGCCGCCGCCGCCGGACCCAGTGAAATTAAATCCGCCGGTGTTGCCGTTGCCGCCAGCGGTGCTCGCAGCAGATGTGCCGCCGACTATGACGGCGCTGGTTCTGGCGTTGCCAAGGGTGCCGCCTGCGCCTCCGGTGAAGGTGGTGTTTGCCGCGCTGATGCCGCCGCCACCACCGCCGCCGGAAGGTCCGAGAAATTGGGTGACGGCTGCTGTTCTGTTGGACGCTGCGCTGCCATTTTCGCCACCTCCGGTTGTTCCATCGGGTCCGTAAATGCGGGCAGTGTTGATAGAGCCGCCGCCGCCGGTTGCTGATGTGCCTTGCCCGCCGCCGCCGCCCGTGGAGGCAAATGTGGTGACAACAGAGCCGATAGAAGATGCACCGCCGGATGATCCGGGGTTGCCGTTGCCATTGGTTGTTCTTGCTGCGCCTCCAGTGCCGCCCCCTCCTACGGTGATTGTCTCGGTGCTGCCAAAGGCTGAAGCATTTAACCATCCAACGCTGATGCCGCCTCCGCCGCCGCCAGCGCCACCGCATCGGTCTGTGCTGGTGTTATCACGGCGCCCAGACCCGCCGCCGCCGCCACCGCCGATGACGATAAAATGCACCATCTTGGCTCCGGCGGGTTTTGTCCAAGTGTCGTTGGCGGTGTAGATTTTGGTGTCGGTGAGTTGTCCGGTGAGCGCGATGGTGCCAGAGCTATCGGGGACGGTTAAGGTCCGGGTCGTGCTGGCGCTGATGCCGTCAACCTCAAAGGCCAGTTTCTTGGTGCTGTCGGCGGATCCCACCACACGAAAAACATCGTCTGCGGGTTCGGTTGCCGAGATCGCCGTTCCATAGTAGGGAACGACTTTCCACCCCACCGTGGAACCGACAAAGACGAGCGAGAAGGCGGCGTCCTCGACATTGCAGATCATGTTTTCGGCCAAGGATTCGATGTTCGATCCGTTGCGGGCGATGGTGAGGTTGTTGGTGTCGAAGGTGCCCGCGTAGTCAAGGACGGTGATGGTGTCGCCATTCGACGGGGTCGCGGGCAGGGTGAGGGTGAAGGCTCCGGCGGTGGTGTCGGCGGCGACCTTGTCTCCGGTGACCGCGTTCGCGTTGGCGCTCAGGAGGCGGTAGTCGGAGACGGCGATTCTTCCGTCACGATTTGGCGAGTCGAGAGTCCTGGTGGTCCCGGAAGATATTCCAGAGACGTCAAAGGCAAGTTCCTTCGTGGGGTCCGCTGTGTCGTAGATCCTGAAATACTGGCTGTCGTTGACCGAGGGAAACTCTCCGGCATAATCCCAGTCGGCCAGGGTCCCGTTGTTGAAGAGCCGGACATAGATGCCGGCGGGCTTCCGGTTGATGAACCAGACTCCAGAATTCTCGCGGACAAGGTATGCGGTGTTGACTGTCGGAGTTCCGACCGTCACCGGGAGGTCCGCATAGAACCGGACAGACCCGTTGACGTATCCGGCTCCGCCGCCACCCTGGCTGAGGTCGTAGAGCGCCGCGAGCATGAGACGACGCCAGGTGGCGGTGTCAAGGATGCACGGAATCAGGGACGGGTCGACGCCGGCCGCGATCAGGGCAAGACGGCGGTATTCGGCGGTGTCTAGGGCGCTCATGGCCTGAGGTGCTGGGTCACGGACTTCTCGAGAGACTGGATCGACTTGTCGATGCTGTGGAGATCAGAATTGATGGCCGTGAAGTGGCGCTCTCGGACGACGCGCTCGTCTCGCAGTTCTGCGATGAAGGCGTCGCGCGACTTGTCGAGGTGTCGGATGAATTCCGGGGCCACTCTCATGAGGACATACACTGCCGCGAAGGCGATGATCCCGAAACTCCCGAGTTCCACGATGGGTCTCAGCCACCCGAGATCGAACGCCGGGGTGCCGGTCGCGAAGAGACCCGTGAGTCCGGCAAGAATGCTTCCGGCCGCGAGTTTTGCCTCGAAGATCATTTCAGGTATTCGGCCGAGGTGATCGGCCCGTAGTGGTTGCGGGTCGTGTTGGCATCCCACGCGACTGCGCGGGGATCGTCTCTGTAGGCACGGACTCTGGTGCTGCCCCAGTCACGGTCATAGGCCCAGAGCTGGTTCTTTCCGGGGGGATAGAGATAGACGGCATAGGCATGACCGCGCTTTTTGCCTGCTGGCTCTGTCCATTCGACCACCAAGACTTCTGACCATACATCGCTTTTAACCAGCGCTTCGCGCATGGTGATAGCCGCTGGCAGGCAAGCATTCTTCTCTTTTTCAACCGCCGTCTGGGGGTTTTTTGGAGTAGATACGCAAGCCGCCAACAGCAACGCGAGTATGGTCAAAGATTTAATCATGGCTTGAACACGCGGGCGCGGAGGGTTCCACTGCCAAGATCAATGGTGGACCCAGCAGCGGGCCTCACGCGGGCGCGTAGGGTGCCGCTGCCAAGGTCAATGGTTCCGCCCGTCTCGTTCTGAAAGCGGACGGAGACTGTGTTGGTTGCACTTACCCAAGCGGTTGTGGTGATGCCTTGCAAGTCGAGCGAAAAGCTGGTTTCAGCAAAGTCGCCAAGGGCGGCACCCGTGACGGTGACAGTAGTGGTCACGCCGTCTCCGTTATTGAGGCTGGCTGGATCATAAGTCGCGCTGCCTTCCAAAATGGCGCTGGCAGTTTCGTTTTGGAAACGCACAGAAACGGTATTTGCCGCGCTGACCCAAGCGGTCAACACAATGCCCTGCAAGTTATTGGAAAAACTCGGTTCAACATAGTCGCCCAAGGCTGCTCCGGTGACGGTTAAGGTGGTGGTGACTCCAGTGCCATCGCTCAAGCTGGGCGGATCGTAAGTGGCAGAACCCATCAAAGGTGTAAGCAAAATGGGGTTGCTTCCAAAAGTCATGTTGTAATCGTCTGCCGCTCCCCTGCGATTAAATCCATGTATGGCAATCTGCGGTCCAGCCGATGTCGCGGGATAATTGCCCCACGCCGTGCGAAACGCTCCCAGCGTGTAATAGCCAGAATCATTTGCGCCAACAGAGGCTCCGCTGATAGTTGCCCCTATGCATTTTGCAACTTGAATTGCCGCGTCACCATTTTCCCACGATGTCAAACCGCCAATAAAGCAGGATTCCATGTATTGCGTGTTAGCCACAATGGTCCCTGTGGCATTGCCAGCGGGCGTTCCAGCCATTGTATAGGTAAAAGTGTTCGTGGCGGCTCCCGTGATCTTAAAAACGCCGTTATATAAACCCGCGTCTGGCCCCGTGGCTCCGCTAATTGTGACAAATTCATCAACCGAAAACCCGTGTGCCGTTGAGGTTGCTGTGGCCGTATTTCCAGAAAAACTAATTCCACTGACGCTTCTTTCGCTCCACGCTGGGGCTTCTTCTCCAAGCAGAATTCCAGAACCATCGTTGTGTTCCAGATAAACCCCATGAAATGACACATGGTTTCCGCGCCTTCCCGCAATGCGAAATCCATCCAACGCATTGTTTTCTGCCAAACAATTGACAAAAGTGATTCCGTGAGATGCCACACCTTGCAAGTTAAACCCATTAGCCAACGAACTAACAAAGCGGCACGAAATAAAAACGGCATTGTTAAAGCTGGCCGCTCCGCTGGATACTAAAAAAGCATCACCAGAAGTCGTGGTAAATGTGCATTTTTCGTAGTAATGCACCCAAGGACTTGCGCCGTTTGCTACCCGTGCGCCATTGACAAATCTTCCAGTCCCATTCCAATCAGTTTCAGTATTTACAGCGGTGAAATTGGTTTGATGCAATTCAATTCCGGCGCTTGATCCAAAGTTGTTGTTGCAAATAATTTTGATGTCGCGCAGGGTTTGATGCGGCTGCAAAAAGCGGAAACCACCGTCAGCATGTTCGGCCAAAATTATTGTGGATCGATTGGACGCTCCTTCCAAAGTTTGTCCGCTGCTACTGACATCAATCCTTTGTGTAATTCGATATGATCCCTTGGGAAAACGCACAACACCAGCATTAGACGCCAGTGCCGCTTGCAATGCCGCTGTATCATCAGCAACGCCATCGCCAACCGCGCCGAAGTCTTTGACATTGATCACATCGGCGAATCTATTCTGAATGCTGCGAGGGGTCGTCGATCCGGTCGCCGTGACAGGCGCCAGGGTCGGATTCGGATACGTCCCGGCGAGTGCTCCTCCGGCCGCTGCCCCGACAGAGACCTTGGTCGCGAGACCGGCAGCAAGTTCTGCGGCAGTGGCAGACGGAAAGCCGCCGGCGGTCGTGCCATCATGGACAACCGGGACCTTCTTGTCGGTGTCGACGGTGACCTCGCCAGGGGCCCCGATGAAGGGTCCGTGCTGGGCCGTCGTGCCCCTGCGCAGTTGAAGTTGACTTGCTCCGGCCATATTATTTAGAAAATCAGGTTGAGGGTCATGGCTTGAACACGCGGGCGCGGAGGGTGCCGCTTCCCAGATCGACGGTGCCGCCGGTTTCGTTCTGGAAGCGGACGCTGACGGTGTTTGCCGCGCTGACCCACGCGGTCACCGTGATGCCTTGTAGATTGAGCGAGAAGCTGGCCTCGGCATAGTCACCAAGTGCCGCACCCGTGACAGTCACGGTTGTCGTCGCGCCTGCTCCGTCGATGAGGTTTGACGGATCGTAGGTGGCCGAACCGACAATCGGGGGAACATCTGCCAGCAGTGTTGCCACGCTGTTTACGATAGTGCGGGTGCTTTTGCGAATGTCGGCAGCGGCGAGCGTGATGGGCGTTGCTGTTGGCGACACAAAGGTGGAGTTGTCGTAAATCACATAGTCAGAAAAACGATCAACAAAGCCCGCTGCGGCGGGCGTTGCCGTGGAGGCAAATTCGCACGCGGTATTGCCAATAATAGAAGGATCGGCAAACCATGTGCGTATTGTGGCGTTGCGGATTACGCTATTTGCCACCAAGAGGGCGCGGCTGGCGCAGACAAAGTTGCCCCACGCCGTTGCGGGGGCCGCAATGCGAGAGTTGCGGATGTAAAGCGGAGAGCCTCCCGACACTATTTCCCGATTTGCTCGCTGAACGGTGGCAGCGGTGTAATCAGATGTAATATCAATGGGGGAACCATTTAGTGTGGTGGACACCTTGAACTTATTTGTCTGCGGTGTGACAACGAAATAAGCCGTGTTGGTTGAAAGTCCTGCGCCGCCAGTCAAAACTGTAAAAACAACTTGATCGCCGTTGATAAAATTGTGACCAGTGGCCGTCACAAAATCATCGGAAGCAGCAATGGTCGCGGCAAAGCTGTCTTCGGTTGTGTAAGCAATGGAACTGTTGTCGCAAGACACAGACCCATGCCCAAAATCAAAAATGCCGCAATTTTCAAACAGGCAACCGTTAAATTTCAAGTGCGCGGCGCTTGTTGCGCCCGAAAAGCCAATGGCCGCGTTGGCCGTGTTTGGCCGTCCCTTAAAATAACAATTGTTAAAATTCGTGTAGCCATCTCCAAAAAAATAGTAATTAAGGCTATTTCCGACATTTAGGTTGACAAAACGGCAGGAATCAAACGCAGCTTCTCCTACAACGCTACTGGGATTTTGAATAACATCTACAAAATCGCAGTTGGAAAATTGCCCATACAGTTTTGTGTCGTTGATGGGAAAATGGATCGAATTGGCAACCTTGGTAAACGTGGGCAGGGCGCTGCTAATTGCCAAATCAGTATAATACGCTGTAAAACCTGCCGTGCCGTTAGTGGTGCCGCTCACGCGAGGCGCGGACACACAGTTGTCAATTTGAACCGACTCAAAACTTCCGTAATTGTAAACAAAACAATAAAAGTTTTCCGCAACCACGTTGGACATGTTCAGACGCCCGCGTGACGCTTGCTCAATGTGGATCGTCCTTTCATATCCATTAAAATAACAATTCGAGACGTTGACCGAATAAATTGGGTTGGTGTCTGCCGTAAATTCCAAGACCAATCCTGCGCGGCTCAAATTGTGCGCGTATCCTCCAAGGCTCGGCGTTGTCGGATAGCCCGTAAAGCTGCAATTTGTTATATTAAGAACCGCGCCTTCGCGTATTTGACTGAAATACAACGCATCGCCAGAACTGTCGTTTCCGTTAAGGGCAATGTTGTGGCCCCCAATGCGCCTTCCCCTGCAATTTGCAACAGTTGTATTTCGGCAATGAAAAAATCCAAAAGTTAAAGTCTTAAAAAAGTTTTCAGCAACGCAGTCTTGCAAGTTGACATCGGCGGCAGCGCACCACAGGGCGCTGGTTCCTGCCGAACCGTCTGTCGCCCAGTCTGCTGTCTGTACGCTCCCGTCAAATCGCAACGCCTCCACATGAATTGCGGTGGTGCTGCTGCCAACCGAAGTTGATACAATTTCAATCAACGGCAAAGATTGCGCCAAAGTTGTTGACGTTACCCTTTGTTTGATCAAGGCATTGTTGCCCAGCACAACAAGTTTTGAATTTTCTGGTATGCTTGGCTTGATGATGTTGGGAGTGACCAAGTAAGTGCCCCCAGAGGCAAGGGCCAAGGGAACACCATTTGTTGCCGCATATTGCATTGCTGCCTGAATCGCCGCCGTGTCGTCAGCCACGCCATTGCCCACAGCTCCAAAGTCTTTGACGTTGATCATGTCGGCAAAGCGAGTGGCAAGAGTTCGCCCGGTCGTGCTACCGGTGGCAGTGACCGTTCCAGTCCCGTTGAGAAACTCGTTTGATGTGGCCCTCTTGACGACACCCGACTGACGGACAACAAACTCATCTGCAGGGCCGACCGTGGTCGCGTCGGTGAGAAGCGGAATCGCCGTGGCGAGGTCTGCGATCTCCTTGCCGCCGACAGTCACGCCGTCGTGGACTCGAAGACTGTCGCGGTCGGTGTCGACGGTGACCTCGGCGATCGCCCCCGTGAAGGCGTCGTTCTGTGCGGTCGTGCCGCGTCTGAGCTGTAGAATCTGTGCCATTATGCTGTCAGTCCTCCAAGATCATAGGCAAAAATGATGATCGTGTCAACCACAAATCCCATGTCGAACGGAAACGTCAGGGGCGCCTGTCCGTAGGCAAAGGCGGCCCAGCTGGCATCCCCGGGCGTCGAGTCCATGCACATCCAGACGATCTGGGTCTGCTGATAGTCCTGGAGCCATACCGATCCCCGACGATAGCCGGCGTCGGCGTCGTCGAACGGGGTCGGGGGATTCGGAGACCTGAGGTTGCTGCGACGGACAAAGGACGTCCGTCCCTCGAGGTCAGTCGCATAGTCCCGCAGCGTCGTGGCGCCGGGAAGATAAACGGCCGGATCTAGACTGGAGTCCTTGAACATGTCTCAGGTTTTCTTTTCTGGGTCGATTATCGGAGAGGGGGCTTCCCACTGCTTGCCCGCTGGCCCCCTCCCCGATGTATCGAACCAGATTAGAGTCCCGTTGAACTGGTCAGGCAGGTCTCGAGGCCGGTGTCGAAGGTGCAGCGCCGGTAGGCGAAGGGCACCACGGCATGCGGCCGGATCGGCTGGTATGCCCGGCTGATCTGGTAGATGTGCTGCCCGTAGTCGAGGAACAGGTTGCAGTCGTTGTCACGCTGCGCGACCCATTCGAGCTCGCCCATGTGGAGCTGAGGCGCGAACTTGAACGATCCCTCGCCGGTGTAGCGCTCGGGCGTGAGCCGCGAGAAGCTGTCGCCGGCAACGAGGAAGCCGATCTCATACTGCGCCGAGACCCACGCGGGGTTGCGACGGGCGCCCTTGCCATTGGTCACAGAGACTCCAACCTCGGGCTCAATGAGAACGGGCTGGCCGTTTGCACCGAGCGTGTTGAAACGAAGGGGCTGGCTGTCGACGCCGAGGGCGAATCCGCGATACCCCTGGAACGAGTAGCCCGTGAGGGCCTCATTGCCGAGGCGAAACGAACCGGCCGTGACGTAGAGCAGGTCTTCCTTGACGTCTGCGTCGTTGCGGAAGGCTTCGATCTGGTCGATCGAGGCGATCACCATGAAGAAGTCACCGCGCTCGGTGCCGAAGGGCTCCGCGAGGAGATCCTCACGCAGGAGAGTTCCGAGCTTGTAGAGTGTGCGGAAGTTCATCTGCGCGTTGGGCAGCTGATTGAGGAACGGCGTGTCGATCTGCTGGGAGTCACCGGTGACGAGATTGTCAAAGGAGACGCCCTTTCTGGCGACGAACTTGACACCGGAGCGACGCAGGAGCGTGGCGCGGATGTCGGAGTTCATGATCTGCAGGATTCCTTTTTCCAGGGCCATCTGGGCCTGGAGATAGGCGCCCTTGAACGCGGTGCGACTGGTCTTCACGCAGACGCGAGGACCGCGGCCACGGAGGGACTGCAGCTGATATTGGTATTCGGTCGAGCCAACTTCATCCGGGTCGGCGCCGACACCGCAGAGTTCGACGTCGTTGGTGAACGAGGGCTCGGCGAGCGAGGCGTTCATCACGGCGCGTTCCTGCACGACTGAGCGGACGACATCCGAGACGTTCGGAATGGTTCCGCCCTTGAGGACGTTCATATACGGACTCTTGCGAGCCAGGACCTTTGCGATCTGGCCGACAATACGGTTGACGTCCTTGGCCGCGAAATTCTGTACGGCCGACAGATCAATACAATCATTAGGCATATTGCTTGTGCTTTCTAACTGAGGTTTAGGGTTGAATGGCAATGCATCTTCAGACACATCGTCGTTCTCTCTGTCCTCGGCACGTTAGGACTGTGTGCGGCCTGTTTGCAGCGGCTGGACCGCGGCTCCCCGATCGCTTTCGGCGATCAATCGCAAGAGCAAGCTATCCCTGCTGAGAGAGAATAGAAAAGCTTTTTTTCTGCGAAGAAACCAGGCGCCGCCTCACCCAGTCGCGCGCGGTCGAGTCCTTGACCCCGTGCAGCCACACGCAGTCGTCCTTCAGGAGATGCTCAAAGACAAAGGGCTCGACGTTCCGGGCCTGGTAGAGGTTTCTGATCTCTGGGATGTCCTCCCATCCGAGCTGATGAAACACGTCTGCCAGGTAGGTGTCCCAGGCGAATCTCGTGCCGCACCCGGCGAGGCGCGGATCGAGCGTGACCGTGAGAGGATCAAAGAGCGCGTTGCCGTTGATGTGACCGACCAGGTGCTCGCCGTTGGGATGCCAGCATCCGGCCACCATGGACTCGGCCCGATCCCAGGCGGCGAGCAGGCGCCGTGGCCATTCGCGGACGAGCGGAATCGCATCGGCCTCGGTCGTCAGGACGCAGTCATAGTTCCACTCGCTTGACCGGTGCATCGCGGCCACGTGTTGCATCATGTCGCACCAGACGCCGTTGGGACCCGCCGGAAATCCGGTCTCATGGCGCCTCGACCGATACGGACGAACAACTGAAAAAGATTTGCCCAGCAGTTCCTCGAGCTCCCTCGGTCTCGGGCAGTCCCTGCGGTAGACGAGCATGGCGTCGACGTCCTGATACGGGGTTCCGTCGGTGATCTCGGCGTGGAGTCTTGCCACCTCGGTTGCCATGTCGACGTCGCCGTGCCAAACCTGAAGAATGTAGAGAAGGCGGCTCATGGAAGAGGACGAAGAGCCGGAATGTGCTCGTGTTTGGGCATCAGGTTTCTCGCGAGCATGTAGGGTGTCCCGAAATGCACGCACGGGGCCTGCTGCCACCCGTTGGAAAAGGCCTCGGCGCACCACGGGGATTTGTCAATAAAGCGGATGACGCCACGCGGGCCGGCATATCTTGCCGCAAAGTCCTGGTCAGAAAGATGCGGACGACCCTCGAAATGATCCTCGGGCGTGATTCGGTGCGCCATGACGTGCGCGCAGAATCTCTCAAACTCAAGAGAGGCCCCTATGACAAAGGCTGGAACTGGCGAGTGGAGATCCAGCCCAACGGTGAACTTGTCGACATCATCTGGCACAAGCGAATAATTGATGACGTCGGGCTCGGTTGTCACCACAAATCTGGAATTCAGGTTGGTCACGGCCAGCCAGCGCATGAACGCGTGGTAATCAAACCCCGGCCCATTGACCGAAGGAAAGGCTCTCACTGTCTCGCTGAAGACAGAATGGAATGGATGCGACCGCGCATCATTCTCCGTGAGCACCATCGGGGTCCATCCGTTTTTCTGCCAGGACTGTCTCCAGAGTTCCAGCGCGCGCCTCGCAGAATCGGACACGCAGCATTGGTCAAAATAGGCGTAGACGTTCATAGAACCTCATCAAGCGCCGACGTGTGCATGCCATAGACTCCGTGGCCGACATGCAGGGCATGGAGCATCGTGTCGACGTGGGGCTGGAATCCACACTCCTTGGCCCTGGCACAGAAGGCGATGTCCTCTCCGCGGCCGTCGTTTTCTGGCTGAAAGAAGTTGAACGGCATCTCGGGATTTGTCGGATTGAGCTCTGGAAACTTGGTCTGCATCGCCTCGAACACCCTGCGGTGGATGAGCAGACAGCCAGTCCCGATCCAGTCGCAGGGCATGGTCCCGTCGTGAAACGAGGCGACCCTTGCCCGATAGGTCTGGTCGAGCGCCAGGCTGTTGATGGCGCGGCCCTGGGGATGTCTGGAGAAGTAGGTGGCTCCAACGATGTCGGCACCATGCCCGACCAGTCGATGCACGACGTGCAGCGCCGTGGGAGCCGTGGGATACGAATCTGGCAGCCGGCACATCGCCCGAAGAAAATCTGGCCTCCCGATCGGAGGAATCATGTCATCGTCGAGAAACAGGATCCACTGGGCCTGGGTCGCGAGAAACTTCATGGCGAGCTCGTTGCGGGCGTGGTAGATCATCGCGTCTCCGACCTGCATGTCGAATCTGACCTTCTCCTTGCCGAGATCGAGCGCGATCGCGAGAAGACACCAGGCCGTGGCCGGGTTGGTCTGCTTGTAGCACGGAAAGCCGACAAACAGATCCCTGCCCAGCCACTCGGCCTCCTGCTTCCAGCCCAGCGGAGCCTGGGTCTGGATGACGGTCGTGGGCCCGAGATCGAGATCGTCGGGGTCGATCCCGTCGATTCGTCCGTTGTGGCTCATGACATGGCAGACTCGGCGGCCATGAGGCCGACCTCGATGGCATCCTCGTCAGAGAGCTTGTTGGGATCGGTCGACTCGGTGGCGGGCTTGCGTCCGCCCTGACGGGCAGATGGCGCCTTGCCGGCCGCTCGGACTGCCTCAAGAGCCTTTTCGGCCTTCTCGGCGCGCTCATTGGCGGCCTGAAGACGAGACCCGAGATCAGTGACTGACTCGGCCAGCTTGACGCTCGCGACGGCGGCGGCTGCGACCTCGGCCCGCGCCTGCGGAGTCTGCGGATACAGCGCCTCGCGGAAACGCGTCTCGAGTTCCTCGACCGTCTTGTTGTGCTCGGTGATTCTCTTTGCCTCGTCTGGCTTGGCCCCAGGAGGAATTTCCTGATACCGCGCCCACGGAACCTTCTCGGTCATTTGGTCGACGTGCGTGAAGATCTGCTGCTCGGCCTGATACTGCTGCTGTTCCTGCTGGTTCTGCAGATACTGGCCATAGGCCTCGCGGTCTGCCTGAAATTTTTCGATCGTCTTTGAACGATTCTCTGACAGGTCGGCCCGATCAGCGAGACGCTTGCGGACGCGCTCCTGATCGACAAACGAGAGCTTGTTGAGGACCGAGTCCTCCCACCACTTGGGAGACACCCTGTCGAGGCCGAGCTGTCTGAGCTGCTTCTCGGTGTCCTCTGGCAGGCCGTTCTTGCGCAGGATGGCGAGAACGTCGTTGTCGATGTTGCCGATCTGCTCGTCAAACTGCCTCTTGAACTCTGGATCGTTCTCGGTGTCCCAGAGTTTTCGCATGAGGCGCAGTTCTGTGAGCTCGTTGAGAACTTCTTCAGGAAGTTGCGCCTGGTTCTTCTGGACCTCGGCGAGCTGCTGCTCCATCTCCGCGGCGCGGGATGCCTGGGCCTTGAAATGACGCGCGACGTCGCGCAGCTTGTCAAAGTTGACAAGATTGCGGGGACTGATGTCAGCCGGCGGCTGGATCGCGTCGAGATCGATCTGCTCGAGTTCTCTGGCGACGTCCTCAGGAGACGGTTCTGGGGCCTTTTCTTCGGCTGGTTTTTCGTCGGCAGGTTTTTCATCGACGGGCGGCTCGTCGACGGGCGGCTGATCTGCCGGTTTCTCATCGGACAGAGGGGCCGCCGAGGTCTCGGGCATCTCCTCGCCCGGATCGAGAATTCCGGCCGCTCGCATCGCCTCGTCGAGGCTGTTCATGTTGTCCTGTGTGGGTGGTTCGACATGCCCGAGGTCAAGTTCCTGGGGCACGCCCTCGCTGGTCACTGGTTTTTCTGCTGACATAATCTTTATTTTTTCTTGGCCGTCCTGGCCGAGTCACGAAAATCCTTGGCAGAGGGAGCATTTTTTGATCCCGGCTTTCTCATCCGCTCGCCAGAGCCCGCCTTGATCCGGCGGCGCTTGGCATGAATGTTTGCGTAGAGGCCGGCGGCGGCACTTTTTACTTTGTCTGCGTCTTTCATGTCATGTCTCGGTATTCGGGGTTGACCTGCTCGCGGCGCTGAACGTCGGCGAGCGCGAAAAAATTTCTTTCATAGTCGTCCCAGCCGGCACGCATCGCGGCCACTCGGGCGACGGCCTCGGCATCGTTCTTGAGAACTGTCTCGGCGTCAACGACGGCCGGACACATGTCTCGCATCACCTCGGCGATTCGTTCACGCGGGACACGCCGAAAGAACTCGCGCAGGGACGTCGAATCCTCTGAAGACCATGGAACAGAGCTCATTCAGTTCATCCTCCTGCGGGCGGGGTGGGACGCGCGGGCGACGCGACAGAAGCGACGGCAGACTGAATTCCTCCGGCCACGCCGGAGGGCGTGGTCTCCGCGGGCGCGGCAGAAGACGGAGAGACGGAGGTCACCGGGGCCGCACCCGGAGAGGTCGCGGGCGCGACGGCCGTGGCGGCACGTCCCTCGGTCGTCGGACCCTGGATCAGGGCGCGCGCCTCCTCGAGGATTCCTGTGATCTCCGAGAGCATGGCGGGCTTGATTCCCTTCTGGAGGGCAGACTGGACGTGCTGGTCGGCATGCTGCAGGGCGACCTCGAGCATCTGGGCGCTGGAATCGAGCGGCATCTCAGAAGACAGGAGCGGAGCGAGCCTGCTCAGCATCGCGTTGAGATGGACCATGTCATCGTCGGTGGTGTCGACTGGCACGGGAGTTCCGTTGAGAAGAGTGGTCAGCTCGATGAGCTGCTGGCGATGCTGCTTGAGGGCAGACAGGGGACTGAGATCAACATTGAGCAGGCGCTCGGCGGCCGCTCCTCCGAGCTTGGAGGCAATGTCACGGCGCTTGAGCTCGACCGTGTCGATGGTCGGGTCTGCGGAATAGCGGCTCACGACCATCTCAAGGACACCGGACTGAGACGCGATGGCATCCTCGACGCTCGCACGGCTCGACGAGTTTGCAAGGATCGCGATCTGCGAGACGGTCAGTCCCTTTTCCAGCATCTCGAGAACTGCCTCGACGGCATCGGTGTCGAGCGACCGCGGAATCTCGACAAAGAAATACATGGCAGACTCTCCGACAGACTCGAGAGACGTCCAGGTCTCGATGTCAAAGATCGGGGTCAGACCGGTCTGTCTTGACTCGATCATGACCTGGTTTGAAAACTGAAGAATGTCGGCGCGGCAGATGCGGCGCTGCAGCTGGTCGATGAGAGCAAACATCTGGTCGGCAAAGCGAGACAGCATGCCGGCGCGAATCTGCGCGTCGATCGAGGCCGTGTAGTTCACCTCTGACGCCGTGCGGCGCTGTCCCTGCTGGTCAAGAATCTGTCCGGGCATGAAGGCGCCGACCGCGATCTCGGCCTGCATCGTCGCGTGGCGGTCAAGCGCAAAGAACGCCTCCGAGTTGATCTCAAAGGAGACCTTCTCGAGAACCTCGTATCCCTCGCCGACGATCGCGAACGGATGGTTGACGGTGAGACTCGGGGTCTCCACAGAACCGGCGCCGGCTCTGCTCGTGCGGCGCAGGACCATCAGACCAGAGAGGTGGAGGGCATCCTGGATGAGGTTGCGCGCCTGCTCGACCGAGACGTGCGTGTTGTAGAGTGCACGGCCCGCTCCGCGAGAGCCATGAAGCGTGCGGTCGCCGACCTCGGCAGAAAATAGACTCAGACACTGCTCCATCTTGTCGTAGCGGGCTCGGCGGAAGAACAGCGGGACGCCGTCCTCGCGGTCAAAGATGTAGTGGTCGATGCCGCCGGCCGGGTTGGTCGCAAAGATGTGACCGGCCTTGACGACGCGGATCGACGAGGTGAAGCTGCTGGCGAGGTTGTTCTCGCGGATAAGGTCCTCGTAGACGCGCTCGTTCTCGGTGTTGGCGCGGTCCTCGAACTGCTTGGTCGACGTGTTGAGCTTCTTGACAAGATTCTCGACGCGCCACCCGGCAAGAGAGGCGACCTCGGGATCACGGATCGTGTCAACGATGTCGTCGACAAAGAAATCCTCCTTGAGGCCCCAGATCTTCACTCGATTCGATTCCTGGGGACAGCCGACGTAGAACAGGGCCTCGTCAGACCGATACATCTTCGGCTTCCAGGTGAACTCGTCTTCCCTGCCGACGGCCGCGTAGCCGTAGGTCAGGTTCTCGTCGATGAGCTGAGAGAGGAAATCAGGCCAGCCCGTCCACTTACGAATGCAGTCCGTGATTGCCGTCCGGAAAGTATCCTCCAAGGCTTCGGTGCCGGAAGCTTCGTTCGGAAAGCGGCTGTAGGTCAAGAGGGGGAGCTGGTCGACCACCTGTCGGTATGGAGGAGTCAGGCGCTTGATCAGGGACGACATGAATCCCGTGGGCCGATTGCTCCGCCATGATTGCCCCGCGCCTCGCAGCTTGCGCGGATTCCACGGCTGCTCGCCGTTGATCTTGCGAGCGATCGCCGCGTTCTTGTTGTTGCGCTCCCGGTTGTCCTGCGTGAAGTTTTTGTAGGTCTGATAGGCCTGATCGAAGGTCAGGACTGCCGGAAGCACGGATCCCGTCTGCGGGTCGACTATATCGGCTGTTGAGGCGTCGTTTGGCATTGTTCACCATTTTCCCTTCGGGCAGGATTCAGAAGCTAGCATGGTCTTGGCAAGGATAAAACACTCGCAGACCGAGCATTGCATGTCCGATCGATACTCGCACTGATCGCAGACAGACAGCCTTTTTTTCTTCGTAGAACTATCGACAAGCAGGATCTCCCTGCGAGCGACGCGCTCGGCGGCTCTCCCGACGGCTCCGGCAAAGTTCTTGATTCCCTTGGTCGTGATCTCCATGCGGCACCTCTCGCAGCTCATCGCCTTGCCCAGCAGTATCCAGGAAGATCTGGACTCGTGCCGATCCTGTCCATGCGCAGCCACACGGCAGACCTGTTCTCGTGCCTTAGAATCTGACAGGCGCGAAGTTCTCTCTCGTGGTGGACTGTCTGACCGGCTCGCAGAATGGCGGACATGCGGTTCACGGCCTCGACGCAGGATCCGCAGTTGCTGTTCCACCTGACGTTGAACCTGCAGCCCGCACAGACATCGGCACGTCGCTGCGCCTCCTGCTTCAGCTCGAGGTTCTCGGTCGAGTGATCCTGTATCTGCCGGTCCATCGTCTGGATCATCTCGTCTGTCAGCGTGCGGATCGGCGACATGGAGTGCGCGACCTCGATCCAAGCCACTCCCTCGAACTGGTGACACATGCGCGGGAAATTCTTGCAGATGTATTCATCGACCTCGGCCCTGACGTCGCCGATCGGGATGACGTTGTCGGCCCTGAACTTGACCACGGCATCGATGAGGGCTCGATAGGTCGAGGCACGGATCGGCTCGGGCATGTCGCGGCCGAGACGATCCTTCTCGGGCTTGTGCCATCCTCCGGGCATCACCATGGATTCGATCACGTTCATGTCAGTCGGTCATGTCGATGAAGTCGAGCTGGTCGACGATCCCGTGCTCGACGCGTTCTGGTCTGGGTGCCGGCACGCGCGCCTCCTCAACCATGCGACCAGAGATGCCACCGTTCATGCGGATCGCGTGAATCGCGACGAGCAGACTGTCGAAGCGGTCAGGCGAGACGTCGTTGTGGCGCTTCTTGAATTCCTTCTTGGGCTCGAGCTTCAGGACTCCGCGGCCGACCTGCATGTAGCGACGGGTCACGGTCTCACGGCCGAGCTGGTTCCAGTTGATTCCCGGATTGAGCTTGAGAAGATCTGTCTCAATGAACTTGCGGACACTGAACGCCATCTCGGTGACCACATCGTTGTATCGCTCGGCACAGGTCTCTGAGTCGTCTTCCAGGATGCGGGTCTCGGAGGCGGCCCAGCTGAACATGACACCGAAGACATCGGGACCGAACATCGACTTGAGGGCATCGTGGACTCCGGTGCCGTTGCCGGTTCGATCGACCGCGAGCCACCTGGGCTTCACTCCCATGTCGTTGCTGAGCCGGATGATTGCTCTCGTCTGCTCAATCGTGTCTCTCTTGTCGAGACTTATCTGCTGCTCGACCTGGATGACACGCCGCTCAGACTTGAAGCGCTGGAACGAACCCTGCATGTCTGTCCACCCGATCGCCTGGCCGAATCTGGCGGCCGTGAAGAAGGCAAGGTCATTGCCCTCAAAAGCGAGGTCGATCCCGGCCGCCATGACTGTCGGTCCTGAGAACGTGTAGAGACCCTTGGCCCTCTCGAACATTGACTCGTTGACGATGACGACCGATGCAGACGACTCTGGGAACCACCCGCGGGCCATCGTGAAATACTCAGGATTGTCAGACCCGAGCTTGAGAAGTCGCTCGAATCCCTCCCAGGTCTGCAGGCCAGGATAGACGACTTTTTTCTCGGTGACGTTCTCGCACTTGGCGCCGTCGAGCCGGATGACGTTGTATCCCCTGCCAGACTCCCAGGTCTCGTCGACATCGATGTCGATCGACGCCCATCCTCTTTTGGGCTCTGCCAGGACTCCGAACTTGCTGTTGCGGTCCTTGGGGTTCGTGGCGGCAAACACCCTGACGTGGCTGTTGTCTGCTTCTTCAGTCAGGAGCACGTTGTTGACATCCTCCCAAACGCCTTCTGGAATCTCCTCTGCCTCGTCGAGAATCAGGGCGATGCGGCTGAGCTTTCCAAACCGCGGGTGGGGACTGGGACGAGGGACCGGGTGAAAGCCTCGCAGGCGTCCCTTGCCGTCGTCTCCCATCGGAATCGAGGTGAGATGGATTCCCTGCTTGTCGTCGTTGTTGACCCTGACTGACTCGGCCTTGATCGAAAGATTCGGGACAGGAACGAGAACGTTGGCGAGCAGGTTCTTGATGTGCGCAAAGACGTTGGTGACCGCGTGCTGCCGGGTGACCGACATGACCTTGATGCAGGTCCACTCGGGATCGCGAAGAAAATCGAGGCCAAAGAACACGGCGCCGGAATACGACTTGGAGAGCGATCCTCCTCCCATGATCAGGTTCTTGGCATGGTCTCTGAGTCCGTTCCACACCAGCTTCGTGCAGTGCGGCTCTGGCGTGAAGAGCTCTGGTCCCCAGCAGACGATGGCCGCCGCCTGATACTGGTCGAGATCAAGAAGTTTCTGGATGTATCTCCAGATGAGATACTCGCACTCGTGGCTGGCGAGGCGAATCTGTTCCCTTGGAGGATTCTTCACGCAGTAGCGAAGCAGATACTCGGTCGGTCCAAACAGGTCTCCGGTCTTCTGGTGGGCCTCTCTCATCGCATAGGCATGCTCGAGATACTGCCGTCCGTCGAGTGCCTGCTCGATCGATGCCGACTCCTCTGGCGTCACCTCGGGGCGCTTCTTTTTTCGCACCCCGGTCTTGGCATAGTGGGTGCGGACGACGCTCATGCGAAGCTCTCTGCGAGATTGAGCACCTTCTCAGACACGTCGAGTCTGACCGAGTCCTTGAATTCTCCCATGATGCGGGCGTCGAGCTCGAGCGCCTTGAGCTTGGAGGGAACCTTCACCGACGTCGTGCCGTCAGTGGAGGTGCGCACCTCCTCGGCGAGCTCAGACTCCTCGTCGATGTCTCCGATCGGAGTTCGAACGAGCCTGGCAAGAAATTCGCGCTTCTCGTCGAGACTCAGGAAGCGCTTCTGCTGGGCGCGCTCGGCCACGCGGGCCTTGAGTTCCTCGACGTAGGTCTTGGCATGTTCTTTCTGGAGAATGATTCCGCCGGCCCGACAGGCAGAACCCGCCGTGATCTTCCCGTTGTATTTGGCCGCGATGACGTCATCGAAGGCGAGGAGATAGGCCCGATACATCGGGAGCCCGTCGAGCACGTGGAGCTCAATGAACTCTCGCTGCTGAGGGGTGAGTCGTCTCGCTGCTCTGCTCGCCATGGTCAGAAGATGGCCACGTCACTCCTTCGAAGTAAACGCATCTCTGCTGAGAAGAATCCCGGCCCTCGCGATCAGCGGGGCGTCGCAGGTCTGCAGGGTCAGTCGGGTCCTGGGCCAGATCTTCTTCGCGGCATCCAGAAGTTGCCGCTTCCTCGCAGAGCGCTCGCGGTGCCTCTGTGACTGCTCGATGGTCAGGTTCATCCACTTCAGAAGCGAGAGCTCGACCAGCTCAGACCCGCCGTGCATGAGGGCCGCCCCGCACACCAGCTTGTAGTTTCCATAGAGCACTGCCATGAAGGCGGCAGACCGGTTCTCGCCCGCGAACTTCGGGATCTGCTCGATGAAGAGATGGGATGCCTTGTTCATTTTTTCTCGAACAAGCTCTACCACTTCCCTGTCTGTCTCGGGCATCTGGTGCAGACTCACGATTGCCATCGACTCTGGATCGAGGACTGCGATTGCCCCGTGCCTGCCCGGATCCACCCCGATCACGTGTTTCATGGCTCGGATGCTACATTGGGACCGTTTTTGAGCAAATATCAGACTTCGGCGCAGTAGATATTCAGATAAGTAGTTAGAATACAGACTATAGACTAAGAGTAAGAATATATTTGAGGAATAAAGTAGAAGATACCATAGTATAAGTAGTTAATAAAGAATAGGTTATATAGAGTTCTCCCTTAATTCGAATGCTTTTCCGCTTTTTTAGATTTCAACCACTTTTTTCGCACATGGAAAAAAGAGTCCCGCTATGGCTTTTCCCATTTTGTTCGAATTAGGGGAGAACTTGTCTTAAGTTGTTCGTGTCCAATGGCCCTATGAGGTGCTCGTGAGCTTTCATGACAAAAACAGTTCACGCACCTGTCATTTCACGCCATGATGGCCTCCGATACCATGAAACCGCCATCCGACCACGTCACCGTCCACTTCCCCATGACTTCCTCTGTCCGCCGGCACACCGCCGCCGTCTGGCGCCGCGCTCGACCTTCTCGCTGCATGGCCTTCATGGTCCTCGTCTTTCTGTCGTATCCCGACTCGCCCGAGCGCCGCTTTGCCGCCAGGTGGCTCATTGAGTTCGGCGCCGCGTCCCGGCTCAACTTTATGGCCACGATGGCCGCCATGTTTGGATCAAACTGGCTCCAGTCCCAGAACCACCGAGTCCTTGCCATTCGCAGTCTGAGCGCATCCGACTGCCTCGACGTTGATCCGAGAGAGGCCGGCATGTGGATGCCCTTCATGCTGTGCATGGTCGGACAGGTGAGAGTAGAGGCGTTGATCGAGCTCATCCGCGACAACCCAGAACTGTGGGAATCCGATCTTCCGAGGGTGAGAGCGATTCCCGGCTCCGAGCGTCTCCTCGCCGACATCCAGGCCATCCTCGAGAACCGCCACGATGAGGTCTCCTGGGTCAGATCTCTGCCGTCTCGCCATGCGAGTCCAGTCCGCGGCGTGACCGACCGCTCTGTCCGCTCGATGCGTCCGGGCGACGCGTTCATTCTTGATCCGGCGTCGCGAGGCATGTCACTCGCCCTGCTCGTCAAGAAGGTCAACGCGATCGCCCTGCGCTGCTCGGATGACCGCCGTCTTTTCACCGTCGAGACCGTCGAGTTCCCCGAGCCAGACAAATTCTGCGTGGCAATTCATCGCAGAAGTTAGCAGTCTTCTTGTTTACATCGCAGAAGTTGCGGATTAAATGGCAGCCTGTCATGAAAAAGACACAACCACAGAAGGGCCCAGTGACGGCCGACCAGATTCCCGACGCTCCCCCGGCCGATCGCGGAGTCATGAAGTCCCCCTACAATCACCGGACACGCAGTCTCGTTCGGACATTCATCGACACCTTCGAGGACGAGGCGGCCAAGCGCCGTCTCCGTTCCCAGATGCGTGACCTCGCCACGTTCACCCAGATCCGCGACTACATGCTGCTTCTCGTCTCTTCCGAGACCATTGATGCTCTCGTCGTCTCGTGGTTTGACGACGGAATGAAGGATGACTGACATGCGTGTCTTTGCGATGATCGGACTCGTCGTTTCCTGGGCAGGGCTTCTGCTCTTCGGCGGCTGGCTCGCATTCAGAGAGAAGGAGAACAACCAATGGCCATCATGACTGACAAGGAACGAGAGGCAGAGGTCGCGCGCCTGCGCGCCGTTCTGCAGAAGGGAAAATTCACCGTCGTCGAGATGGCATCGATTCGAGGCCGCATCGGAGGATTGGTCGGCGCAGGACATCCCGGACGTCGACTCGGAGGGATACGCGGGGCCGAGGCCCGCTGGGGAAAAACTCGCGAGAGTTCGGACCGGCGGAAGGACTCCGCGTCACCGAGAGGCAAGAGGAAGAAGTGACGCCGACCCGTGCCGGGCGAGGGAGCTCCGATCGTCGTGGGTTTCGATCCCTCCCTCCCCGGCCAAAACTTTTTTGAAAAAAAAGATTCGCATGTGGCTGGCAGCTTGGTAGTATTCTCTCTGTCATGAGTCAAAAACCCGCAATAGCCACAGGCTCTCCGTGTGCAGTCAAGATCAACGGAGAATTCACGCCAGCGACCTACGTCGACTGGTCAGACAAGTATAACCTGCCGATCGTGATGGTCGGAGGACGTCGCATGTGTCGTCGCATCTTTGATGCCGGCGCGACCGGCGTCCTGCGAGCCAGTTCTTCCAAGAAGACCGTGCCGCTGATCGACAGGCTGCCTCCTCCGCCGGAGCCGTCCGAGTCAGACCGCCCGAGTCTGCTCGAGATGAACCGCGTGCGAGTCGTGCCACTCAACACGCGGCTCCGCGAGGGAGACCTCGTCGACTACTACGGCGTCCGCGCCCGCGTCGTCCGTGTCAGCGACTGCTCGGCAGACCTTGAGATGCCGCGCCAGCCTCGCGAGATCACGACGAGAGACGGCGACACCAGGACAGTCATGGGAGGAGCTCGCATCGAGCGCATCAGCCCCAACTCCGAACTTCCGATCCTTAGCAGGTCATGAGCGCCGCCACTGCCAACGTCTCGCACTGCCTCGAGGTCCTCATCGACGAGGAGGCCGGCTACATCGCCAGAAAGTTTATCAACCAGGATGGCTATCTCTTTGACCGCGACCACTGCGAGGAGGACATCGGACGTCCTGCCTGGGCCGTCCACCGGCTCGGACTCAGCGACTCCGAGGCCAAAAAGAACACGATGTTCTTCAGGACTCACAAGAGTGTCAATGCCTTTCTCCGCAGGATACGACAGAACCGGAGCCAGTCATGAGCGATTCCAAGCCACATCCCAAGTTCATCGGAACTTTCACCCTCAGTCCGACCGAGGCGTGGGAGAGCTACCGTGACACGCTGTTCGCGCACCACACCAAGGACATGCCTGACCGCATGGACTCGGCGCTCCATCTGGCCTTCATGGTCGGGCTGTCGCACGGCGCGATGCTGCAGGGCGAGCTCGCCCGCGGCTGCGTCGAGTTTGTCAATGACCGCATCCACGAGATGCTCGACCCCACGAAACAATGAACACGCCCAAAGACACCCAGAGACCGCCAGACGAGATCCCATGCCGTGGCAGCCGCCCGCGACGCACGCCAGAGGAGGACGCCGAGTGGGAGGCAGAGAAGCGCCTCGAGCACGACGCCGACCGCTGCTGCGGCCACGACTGGAGCAACATCTGACCATGGCCGAGTTCCGTCCATACCAGCAGGAGGCTGCCCGCCGACTTTCGGAGATTCTCTCTGAGAGGGGTTTTGCCCTTGATGCCTCTGACACCGGCATCGGCAAGACCTTCACCGCCATCGCCACGGCGCTCGAGTTCGAGGACCAGGACGG